CAAAAGGTTCAAAAGGCAGAGGTTACAACTACCACTCAGAAACAAAAGCAAAACTTACAGCAAGACGTACAGTTAAGAACAAAGAAAAAAAGTTAGCGCAGGTTCGCACACAACTAAAGAAAAGAGAAGAGTCTTTAGAAAAGTCTAAAATATCTTTACAGAAGATAGAAGGGACTGAAACTAAAACAGCAGGTAAGATTGTTGATAATCTTGATGATCTACCCAAATCTCTAAAGACAGTAGCAAAAGAGAATGTCATATTTAGTCCTAACGATGGGCCACAAACAGACTTTCTAGCTGCTTCCGAAACAGATGTTCTTTATGGTGGTGCGGCTGGAGGAGGCAAGTCCTATGCGATGTTAGTAGATCCACTACGTTTCGCACATCGGGCAGCGCATAGAGCCTTAATCCTGCGACGGTCTATGCCAGAGCTACGTGAGCTTATTGATAAATCACGAGAACTCTACCCGAAAGCCTTTCCCGGTTGTAAATACAAAGAAGTAGAAAAACTTTGGAACTTTCCATCGGGAGCTAAAGTAGAATTTGGATTCTTGGAACGTGATGCAGACGTATACCGTTACCAAGGACAAGCATACAGTTGGATAGGGTTTGATGAAATTACACACCTACCGACTGAATTTTCGTGGAATTATTTAGCGTCACGATTACGTACAACAGATAGTGAAATTACACCTTATATGCGTTGTACGGCAAACCCCGGTGGAATAGGCGCACATTGGGTAAAGAAAAGATATGTTACGCCTTATGCACCCAATGAATCTTTTAGAGGTGACGATGGCTTAACAAGAAAGTTTATACCAGCTAGATTGTCAGATAATCCTTATTTATCTTACGATGGTAGGTATGAACAAATGTTAAACGCATTACCGCCTACACAACGTAAACAATTACTTGAAGGTGATTGGGATGTTGCTGAAGGTGCTGCGTTTACAGAGTTTGATAGAAATTTACATATCATTGAACCTTTTGAACTTCCTATGTATTGGGAACGTATAAAAGGCATTGACTATGGATACGCAAGCGAATCTGCTTGTGTTTGGGGTGCAATAGATGATAGCGATGGCACTTTAATTATCTATAGAGAATTATACCGTAAAGGTATGTTAGCAACAGAATTAGCTACCACTCTTATGCAAATGGAAGCATATGATCCGTTTAGCGTACCCGGAGTATTGGATACAGCTTGTTGGGCTAGGACAGGGATGACCGGGCCAACCGTAGGAGAAACACTTGTTAAAGCTGGACATAAGCTAAGACGAGCAGATAAAAATAGAGTAGCAGGTAAAGTTCAGATACATGAATACTTAAAACTTAGACCAAGCGGAAGACCAAGGATACAAATTTTTAACACATGTCCTAATCTAATACGTGAGTTACAAAGTATTCCACTGGACAAAAATAATCCTGAAGATGTAGACACGCATGCTTCGGATCACGCATACGATGCATTAAGATATTTGATTATGTCAAGACCACGAATCAATGATCCGATAAATCAAATGCGAAGCTTTAAAAGAGAAATAACTTTTCAACCATCCGATTCAGTATTCGGATATTAATTTAGGAGAATTCATATGGCAAATCCCGTAGTAAGTATTAGAGATTCAGGACGAAGCACAGCAAGCATACATGATGTACGTGCTTTATCCGACAACAACTGTCACTCGTGGACATCAGCAACAACAGGCACAATAGCAGTAACAGCAGATGAAACGTATGATGTAACATTTACACAACCTGCTGACACAATTATTCGTAACTTGATTGCAATACCTGCTGGTAACATTGTTACTGCTGGAGCATCAGGAGATGATGTAGATTTTGATTTAGGTACTTCCGCAGGTGGTGGACAGATCATTGATGAAGAAGCTATTCTTGATGATGGTGGTTCAGCCGTAACATGGACAGCTAATGCACCACTGTACATTATTCAGGATTCACATGGTCATGGAGCTAACGCTTTTGTAAGCACTAGTGTTACTGCTGGTGTTGTAGGTGGCCCTGCAACTTCAGAGGCTATTGTAATTGCAGGAACTTTGTATACAGCTTCAGCAAGGACGTTACATGCACGATTAAAGCCTTTAGCAAATGACCTAGCTACAGCATCTACAACAGTTACATACTTAGTAGAGTTTTTACATCTTGGTGTATTGCCCGATTAATGGTGGGGTACTTGGTTGCCTTTTATCAATCTTTACGGCCTAAAGATAAAGTTTTTAGGCCGTTCAATACCTTTGGAATAATTATTATTAGTCTAGCTGTTACGTTTTCACTAGTCTATTCAATCATAGGACTTATATGAAAAAAATTATAGCTTGGTGTATTAAACAATATGCTAATTTAATAGAAAAACTTGGTATGGGTATAGATAGTATTGCTTATGGATTAACAAACCATGCTTTTCGTATGTCTAAAAAAGCCAAGGCGTTAGCTGATGCCTGAAGATACTTTTTTAGAAAATACAGCCGATTCTGTTTTTTATGAAGATGTTGAAGGTGAGCATGGAAAAGAACTTAATCTTACATCTCAAATTAAATCTAACATAGTAGGTTTAATAGAAGATCGTTATGCTACTGCGGTAGATGTTAGAGAACATGATGAGGGACGATGGATTACTGCTTATCATAATTATCGTGGCTTGTATCCTAAAAATGTAAGATTTAGAGAATCTGAAAAATCCAGAGTATTTATTAAAGTTACTAAAACTAAAGTACTGGCTGCTTTCGGGCAGCTAGTTGATGTTATTTTTGGCACAGGTAAGTTTCCTATAGGTATAACTCACACTAAAATGCCTGAAGGTGTACAAGAGTATGCTCATCTTGACAGAGATAATCCTACTCCTAGTATTGAGTCTACGCCCTTTCAAGAAAGTGACGAACCAAAACAAACACCTTTTGATGTAGGTTATGAAGGAGATGGTCGAACACTAGTTCCTGGTGCAACTATGAACAACATAACCTTCATTGAACAAGAAGGAGAAAAAGCTAATAAACTAGCTCCCGGCCCTTCACCAATACCTGATGTACCAGAAATAAAACCTGCTGAAGTAAAATCTAGACGTATGGAAAAACTTATCCATGATCAAATTGAAGAATCAAATGGATCTAGTGAAATACGTAATGCTTTGTTTGAAGCCTCATTATTTGGTACAGGTATTGTTAAAGGCCCATTTAACTTTAACAAAACATTAAATCGTTGGACTCGTGATGAGGATGGTGAACGTACTTACGATCCTTTAGAAGTTAGAGTGCCACGAATAGAATTTGTTTCTATATGGGATTTCTTTCCAGATCCAGCAGCTACTACTGTTGATGAATGTGAATACATTGTACATCGTCATAAATTAAACCGTTCTCAATTTAGAGCTTTAAAGCGTATGCCTTATTTTGATGAGGAAGCTATTCGTGATTGTCTAATAATGGGGCCGAATTACGAAGAAAAAGATTACGAAACAGAACTAAGAGATGATGCACATACAAGTGAACAAGGTTTAGGTCAGTTTGAGGTATTAGAGTATTGGGGTATTATGGATGCAGAGTATGCTCGTGAAGTTGATATGGACTTACCTGATGATGTAGACGAGCTATCTGAAGTGCAAATTAACGCATGGATTTGTAATGGTAAGTTATTACGTGCTGTTATTAATCCGTTCACACCTCATCGTATTCCATACCATGCGTTTACTTACGAGCGTAATCCCTACAGTTTTTTTGGGATTGGTGTGGCAGAGAATATGGACGATTCACAAAAAATTATGAATGGTCATGCACGAATGGCAATTGATAATTTAGCTCTCTCAGGCTCATTAGTCTTTGATGTGGATGAATCTGCTCTTGTAGGGGGACAGTCTATGGAAATATATCCGGGTAAGATTTTCCGTAGACAAGCTGGAATGCCTGGAACGGCAATCAATGGCCTCAAGTTTCCTAATACCTCTAACGAAAATATGATGATGTTTGACAGATTTAGACAGCTTGCAGACGAGCAGACAGGTATACCTAGTTATTCACATGGACAAACAGGTGTACAAAGCATGACTAGAACTGCTTCTGGTATGTCAATGTTACTAGGTGCATCAAGTCTTAATATAAAAACTGTCGTAAAAAACCTAGATGATTTTCTTTTAAAGCCTTTAGGAGAAGCATACTTTCAATGGAATATGCAGTTTCTTGAAGAAGATTTAGGCGTAGAAGGAGATCTAGAAGTAAAAGCTACAGGCACAAACAGCTTAATGCAAAAAGAAGTGCGAAGCCAACGGTTGACTATGTTCTTACAGACTGTACAGAATCCAGCCATTGCTCCGTTTGTTAAAGTAAATAAGCTAATCAGTGAACTTGCTTATAGTCTTGATCTAGATCCTGATGAGATCTTAAATGATCCAGAAGAAGCAGCATTGATGGCTCAGATAATAGGAATGCAAAATGCTGGACAACCAACAGGCCAAGAAACTGCTCCCCCTAGTCAACAACCCGGAGCTATGGGAAGCCCTGAAGGAGTACCTCCTACACCTCAAGAGCTTGGAGCTACAGGCACTGGTGGGGGCAACATCGGAACAGGAAATATTCCGCAGCCAGGGGAAGGTGAATTTGCTGGTACGCCTAGAGCAGTTGAGGGATAGCGTTAACGCCACTAAAAATCAATAGGAATTTCTTATGCATAAGTCAAAAAAATCTAAAAAAGAAAAAAGCTTAATGGTAGCCATACCTGAGTCTGGCCCTTCTGTTGAAGTAAATATTTTTAATGATGACAAAAAACGTGAAGGTAAAGCTAGTGGTTCTTTAATGGCTAGGGAAAACTATGAAATGGGTGGTGGCCCTAAAAGTGATTTTGAAGGTCAAGGTAGTCCAGCTACTCCAGAAGCTTTAAAACAACGTGATGCTCGTGAAGCTGCTGTTGTAAAAGAAATACGTGATGAAGGATTAGATGATAAAGTTGTTCTACGTACTAATGAAAAAGAAGATAGAAAGCAAGTACAAACAGTAATAAAGTTACTAGATAATCCTAAAGATTCACAAGAATATAAATTAGGTTTAGAAATAAAAGATAACTTTACTGACAATCAAACAAATATTTATAATGCTTTAACAGAAAAAACTAGAAAATTTTTAGGTGGCATGGCTGATGAACTTTTAGGACAAACAAGTACTATTAAAACACAAAAGGAAAAGAAACCAAATGTTGTGTCTTCTGCTCCTGATATGGAAACTATACATGCTATGGATCGAGCATCAACTACTCAAGGACAACAAGAACTTGAACAAGCATCTTTAGATCCAAATAGGCAAAAGGCACAAGAAGGTGGTATGGCTATGCCTCCTGAATTAATGCAACAGTCTATGCCTACAGAAGAACCTCCTGTTGATACTTATCCTAATATACCTCCAGAAGAAATGGCAGAAGTAGAAGCTTCACAACTTCCAGATGATGAAATGGAAGATGATTATTTAGACTTTATTGTAAGTGAATCTTTATCAGGACAAGAACAACAATATTTAATGGAAAGCCTAGAAGCTGATCCACAACTAAGCAGTATTATTGATAAATTAGTATTAACTGCTTCAGAATTTACTGGTCAAGGGGAAGTAGACGGCCCCGGAACTGGTGTCTCAGATTCGATACCTGCAAGGTTATCGGATGGTGAATTTGTTTTCACCAGAAAAGCAACAGACCAACTTGGTGCTGACAATCTGCAAACAATGATGGATGACGCAGAACGTGCATACGATGGTGGGTTGCAAAAATATGCACTTGGTGGTGCTGTAGATGATACCGTATTGGGTGGTGCTGTAAAAGACACTACTCCGTTAATGGATGAAAAAGTTAACATGTACGGTACAAATAGACAGCAAGATGAAATGCGTAAGCAAATGATGTACGCAAATCGTATGCCAAGTATTATAGGAACGTAATAAGGCTACCTGATTTATCAGCCCCTTATTAAAATTTAACCCCAAGGCTACCTTGTAGTATAAGCCCCTTAATTTTTAAGGCTACCTTACAACGACAAGCCCCAACGGAGTAATGATGATGGAAGCAGAAAACATAACAGAAGAACCACAAGCAAATCCGTATAATGCTAAAAAAGATTGGGAAACCCCTATCCAAAGCAATACAGAAAATGCTGATGGACTCTTTTTTGAAAAATCTCAGGCCACCTCAGATGAAGCCCCTGAAGAAACAGAAAAACCAAAACAAAAAAGAACCAACTATAAAAAAAGATATGATGACTTAAAGCGTCATCACGATAGTAAGATTGCTGAGTTTAAACAACGTGAGCAAGAACTGCTGGCTACAAATAAGCCAACTTATCAAGCTCCAAGATCTCCAGAAGAACTTGAAGAGTTTAAACAGCAGTATCCAGATTTGTATGATACGGTAGAAACTATTGCACATTCTAGAAGTTCAGAGCAAGTAGAAGCACTTCAGAATCAAGTATCGGCTTTGCAACAACGTGAGCAAGAAATTATACAGCGTGAAGCTATAGCAGAGTTGCAAAAACGACATCCTGACTTTGAAGAACTACGCAGCTCAGAAGAGTTTCACGAGTGGGCAAAACTTCAACCAGAAGATATACAAGATTGGATATATGCAAATCCAGATAATGCTGGATTAGCTAGTAGAGCTATTGATCTTTATAAAATGGAAAATGGTCTTCAAATTAATGTTCCGTCTAAATCATCTAAGCGTCCAGCTAAACAAGCATCTGCCGCAGATATGGTGTCTACTAAAACGACAACTGTTGAAGCAGCACAACCTGCTAAAATTTGGACGCAGAGGGAAATCGCCTCAATGTCTATGGCTGAATATGATAAACATGAACAAGAAATTGATCAGGCTATTCAGGAAGGCAGAGTGCGATAATTTGTCTTTTTATTTTAGAGGAGTCTAAACAATGGCTTATAACCAATCAGATCAATATTTTGAGCCTAGTACAGATACGAATGCTAACTTTGCCAATTCTGTATCTGGTCAAACTAACTCATACTTCCTACCTGCTATTTATAGCAAAAAGGTGCTTAACTTTTTCAGAAAAGCATCGGTAGCTGAAGCAATTACCAACACAGACTATGCTGGAGAAATTACGGCTTTCGGAGATTCCGTTAAGGTAATCAAAGAGCCTGAAATCACAGTATATCAGTATGAAAGAGGCCAAGATGTAACGGCAACTAAACTAACTGATCAAGAAGTTAATTTGGTTGTTGACACAGCAAACGCTTTTAAGTTTATCGTAGATGACATTGAAACTAAGATGTCACACGTAAACTTTAAAGAAGTAGCGTCTTCTTCAGCAGCTTACGCATTGCGTGACGCTTATGATGAAGGTGTTATTGCTACTATGTTTGCAGGTGTATCAGCATCTAGCCCTAATCATATTCTTGGTTCTGATAACGCAACTGACCTAGCGGCTGGTACTTTTGACGGTACTGGTAACTTGGATATCGGTTTTGCTTCTGGCGAACATGACCCTATTGACGTATTGTCACATATGGCACGTTTGTTGGATGAGCAGAATGTACCTGAAGAGGGACGTTGGTTTCTAGCTAATCCTGAGTTTTATGAGCAGCTAGTACAAAGTTCTTCTAAGCTACTTTCGGTAGACTATAACGCTGGTCAAGGTTCTATTCGTAACGGTTTAGTATCATCTGGAAAGCTACGTGGTTTTGACATGTACAAGACTAACAACATTGCATCTACCTCCAATGCGGCTGGTAAGTGTATTGCAGGTCACATGTCTTCAACCTGTACAGCACAGACTATTACTAGTACTGAAGTAATTCGTGACCCTGATAGCTTTGGTGACATCGTGCGTGGTTTGCACGTTTATGGAGCTAAAGTAATGCGTGGCGAAGCTTTGGTATCTGCCTTCTACGGTATAGACTAAGCTATTTAGCTATGGGGGTCTATATGACCCCCTTTACTTTAAAGGATAAAAAGATGCCTGGAAATCAAATTGGAAGCGATGAAAATCCAATGATGTTTAGAAAAGCAATTGTAAGTAAAGAAAGTAGATTTCGCAAAGGCTTTGATAAAAATAAATATCAAACTAATTATGATAGAATTTTTAGAAAGGGAGACTCATCTAATGGAAAAAGTACATCCTCTTGAAAAAATGAAGATGACACCACCAACTAATTCATCAATGGAAAGTGGAACATCTAAAGATTATGAAACCATAGCTGAAATGACACAATCTTGTGACACAAAAGCTGGTCTTAGTACTGGTGTAAACAATAACGATTATTAAGGAGATTATTATGCCAATGGGTAAAGGAACGTATGGTAGTAAAGTAGGCCGTCCTAAAAAAGAAAAAAAGATGGGTGGTGGTATGATGAAGCGTAAAAAAGCTATGTATGGCAGTATGCAAAAAAAGAAAATGAACAAAGGTAGTATGATGAAGTATGGCATGAATGAAGGTGGACTAGTAGGTGAAATGGATCAAGCTGGGCCTAATTAATAATGGCAACCTATCTTAATTTAACAAATGAGCTACTAAGAGAATTTAATGAGGTTGTATTAACTTCTTCTGATTTTAGTTCTGCGATAGGTATTCAACAACATGCTAAAGATGCAATCAATAGAGCATACTTAGATATTGTTAATGAAGAACCGTCTTGGCCTTTTTTAGCTACGGCTGAAAGCGGTGAAACTGATCCAATGTACGGTAATGTGTACATTGAAACTACTGCTAATACACGTTGGTATGAATTAAAACCATCAAGTTCTAGCATAACAACTGATTATGGTTATGTAGATTGGTCTAACTTTCTTGTAACTACAGTAGGTGTATCAGGTGAATCTGCACCTTTTACAGCAGCTAATTTAAGATTTATTACAACAGAAGAATGGAAAGACTATTTCAGACTTTCTGAAAATAAAGATGATGCTGGTGATGCTAATGGTGGAGAACCAAAAAGAGTTATAAGAAGTCCTGATGCACGTAAATTTGGATTAAGCCCTATACCAGATAAAGTGTATCGTATTTGGTTTTATGCTTATGATTTACCTACAGAGCTTTCTGCTCATGGAGATACTATTGTATTTCCTGATGTTTATAAACCTGTGTTACTAGCAAGAGCTAGGTATTTTCTATGTCAATTCAAAGAAAATATGCAAGCGGCTGCTTTTGCTTTAGAGGATTATAAAAAAGGTATTAAGTATATGCGTTCTGCATTAATGACTCCAACACCTTACTATATGAAAGATGATAGAGTAGGTTTTGCTTAAATGTCACAGGCATTTGGATTTAGCTGTAAAGGTGGTCTAAATACAAACTTAAATCAATTTGAGTTGTTGACTACGCCTGGAGCAGCTACAGAATTACAAAACTTTGAAGTTGATTCTGATGGTGGCTATAGACGTATTAATGGCTATGCTGCTTTTGGTGATGCTAGACCAAATAGCAATAATCGTATTTTAGGTATTGCAGTATATGGCGATGGTCT